TTTTCATTAATACTTTCTATTAGTTATCTCACAGTATAATATATGCACTTAATTTTGTCAATAAATAAATGTAAGGATTCAAAATGACAATAGATAAAAATTTTAAAAACGTACCCAAAGACCTAAAAGGGGCACTTAATAATGCCAAACCAGCCATTGAAAAATTAGGCAATGTTGTTGGAAATACGGTAAGCACAGTCGTAAACAAGTTCACAGAAATAGGTACAGATTTTTTGAACATCGGCAAGTTCAAAAGAATGAAAGGTGCCTTAAAGAAAGTCCATAACGGAGTCCTAAATTTCGAAAAAAATTCTATGCCAATTGTTACCAATCCAGACGGAAATGTTGGGAACAAGGATTGGAGAGTAAGCATTTCAGTACCACCAAGAATTCAAGAATACATGATGGGCGGATCACTTTTAGATCCATTGAAGAGAACGAATATGAAATGTGTATTTCCATACACTCCAACCGTACTAGTATCGCACAGTGCCAATTATAATGCTATGCAACCTCTACACACAAACTATCCTTACTATGCATATGAAAATTCACGTGTTGACCAAATAACAATCACAGCAGACTTTTTTGTGCAAAATGAAGCAGAAGCAAAATATTGGGTAGCAATGGTTCATTTCTTCAAAACAGTGACAAAAATGAATTACGGTGGAACAGATCAAGACAGAGGTTTACCGCCACCGGTATGTAGATTAAACGGTTATGGAGATTATACATTTAATAATGTTCCGGTGATAGTAACAAATTTTCAATTTGATCTTAAAAAGGATGTAGATTACATTTCAACAAAATTACAAGGTGGAACGACTTCTAATTTAGACTTTGCAGTAGGAGACCAAGGAGTTACATGGGCGCCATCGGAAAGTTTAATTACAGTTGGATTGATGCCACAATACAGCAGAACGAAACAAAATGAATTCAATCTAAGATCATTTGTAAAAGGTGAATCAACTTTGCCTGGTAAGGATGGATTTATTTAATGGAAACGAAATATAATGCAACAAGTCCTTATGGTGCAACAGGCTTCGACGCCGAAGACCACCTAAGTTATTTTAAAATTAGACCTATTCCATCACAGGCAGATGATTACTTGTACACTGTGGAACCACAGTATAACCACAGACCGGACTTGTTGGCATATGACTTATATGATGACCCAAAACTTTGGTGGGTGTTTGCACAAAGAAATATGGACGTATTGATAGATCCGGTTTATGATTTGATTCCTGGAACGCAAATTTATATTCCCCAAGGACCGCAATTACGTTCTTTGTTAGGAATGTAATATGAGGATAAGAGGTCCAAAAGATTTACCAAAAGGAAAATCACAAGTATCTGGTGAAAGCAAAACAGTAAATTTTTTAAACAAATATATACTTGGTGAAAAAACACAAATAGGTAAAAAAAATTCTAATGTAAATGTGGTTGATGCCAACGATGGATTCCAAACAGGCGCCACAACAAAAATCACACAAGATCATAAAGACGCTATTGGGGGTTATGGAAAATATAAAAATGAGATCGTAACAAAAACACAGGAAGACAGCGACACACAAAAATTATACAAAAGAAAAGTAATTGAAAATCCATTACATAAATTTGCCACTGTTAATCACGTAATCACTTTGGCAATTCTTGATGCACAAGAAATTAATTTTACAGGACTTGTTGTCCGTAATGGACCTAAATATCCAGTGGCCCAAACAGCAGGTAGAGTTGGCAGGGATCCAACAGCATTTGGTAACATAGGATTGGATCTCGAATTATTAATTAATAATCTTACAGTAGATGCGGTAGTTTCTCCCACTCCAAAAAATCGTCAAACCCAGGCGACCAATATTGATTTTGAGGTAATAGAGCCATACAGCATTGGAATATTTTTCCAGGCAATGAAAATCCAGGCAATAAAAGCATATGGGCCGGATGCAGATTATTTGACAGTTCCTTTTGCTTTGATAATAGATTTTAAAGGATATGACGACGACGGAAATATATCAAAAGACGATGCAAATTTAAGACAACTTCGCAGAGTTATTCCTATTGGTATGCGACAAGTAGAAATGAGTGCAAGTCAGGGTGGAGGAAGATATATGTGTGCGGCTTATCCTTGGAATGAAATGGGACTGCGTGATGCATTTGTATCCATTAAAAAACAAGTTACATTAACAGGATCTACGATACACGAATTACTGCAAACTGGTAAAGACAGTTTAATGAATCAATTAAACAGCATAGGATCTGACAAAAAAGCAAAGGCGAAGAAAAATAATAAAGGTGAATCTGCTCCTGAATTGCCACATGAATCCACAGTTATATTTTTTCCTGAGCCGTTTGGGGTCGATGCGGATGAATTAGTTCCGTCAGAGGCGGACATAGAGTCTTTGAATGAAGACAGAGCAACAATGGTAAGAGCAGGGCCTCCTAATGTAATGGAACCTAGTTCAATTTTTTCTGATGCACGTGCTACAGACGTCCAATTAACAAAAATCTTCAGTACCGGACAAGACAGCACTGTGAATGTAAGTAATTTTCTTGGAAACACAGTCGGAGATGGCGGCGGATTGAGATTAAATCAAGGCACAGGACAAAACTTCTTTGGAAATGATATAGGAAAATCTAAAATGTTGACTGCCGGGACCAATCCATTTAGTAAAAAGAAATTTGAAGACGTAGATGTTGTGTATGACAAACAGACAAAGACGTACAACAGAGGAAAAAGTCAAACTTCTTTTTTGAATGACGGCATTACAATGAAGTTTGAAAAAGGTACGAAAGTTACTGACATAATTGAAAACGTAATATTATTTTCGGAATACGGACAGAGTATAGGAAGAACGATAGAAAGAAATAAAGAACCAACACCTTTTGTGCCATGGTTTAGAATCCATCCACAAACTTGGCAACTTAAAGATGCTTATGTAAAAAGTCACACAGGTAGAGATCCAGTGGTTTTCACTTACAACGTAATTCCATACAGAGTTGCAGAGTCCATGTTTGTCGACCCTACAGATTTCACAAAAGGATATGATTTATTACAAGCCTCAGTAGTAAAAAAATATGACTACATTTACACAGGTACAAACAAAGACATATTAAATTTTGATATAAATTATAAATTTACTTTTTTTGATGCACAGAGAGAGCGTCCTAACGTAACCAGTAACACCAGTGATAGGGGTGAAGGTGAAAGATACGAAACTGAAGTTGTGGGAAATAAAGATTCTAAATTTGAATACTTTCCAAGATCACAAAAAGTAATTACAGCAGGTACGCCCATAGCAACTTCACAGGACATGAATTCTAGGGCAAGTGGTTTAGATATTGATTCACCCGAAATCCAAATAGCGAGACAGTTCAATGAAAAAATTGTTAACAGTGATGTTGACCTTATTACGTTAGAATTAGAAATCGTAGGTGATACCTATTATTTGCCTAACAGTGGATTTGGAAATTTAGTGATTAATGATTTTAGGAAAAAGAATAATGCCATATCTTTTGGCGAAAACGAAATGGATTATTTGAATACCCAAGTTTGCGTAGAAGTTAATTTCAATACTCCTGCAGACATAAATGAGCAAACTGGAGATATGAACATGGCGACAATACAATCCGCTGAAAAGAAACAAAGTATCAAACTAGGAGTATTCAGTGCAATTTACAGAGTAATTAAATGTACTAGTCAATTTAATGGCGGAAGATTTATACAAAATTTAAGTCTTGTTGCTCCGTCATCTATGACTTTAGGCCAGAAGACTAAATCTACTTCGTCAGCACAACAAAAGAAAACAGAAGCAGGCAGTCTTACTGCAACTGAAGGAAGTTTCTAATGCAATTAGACAAAAGGAAATCACTTAATAAAGCGATAGAAAAAAATGCAGGACCGTTCGAGGCAAAAGTTACAAATGTCTTAGACCCTGTGTACAGTGGTTCTATTGAAGTTGAATTGTTGCGTAGTACCGATTCTGGTGCAGACGAGTCCACAGGACAAAAAGTAATTTGCAGATATCTTCATCCGTTTTATGGTACAACTCATGTGCGTGGCTTAACAAAGAATGATGGATATGCCGACAGTCAACAAAGTTATGGTATGTGGTTTGTTCCACCTGATATTGGAAATAGAGTATTAGTGATGTTTGTAGAAGGAAACATTAACAGGGCGTTTTGGATTGGTTGTGTTCAACAGGCTACAATGAATTTTATGTTACCAGATGGAAGACCTGCAACTACCACAACTGACACAGAAGACGCAAGTTTAATTGGAAAAAAATTACCTGTTGGTGAACATAATAAATTAAGACAGAGCAATCAAACTATTTCCAACCCATTAAATCTAAAAAAGCCAATAAACATTTTGTTCAAAGCAGTGTTAGATACGCAAGGCTTGACCGCTGATGAAACTAGAGGACTAACGACATCTAGTGCAAGGAGAGAAGTTCCTAGTGCAGTGTTTGGAATTAGTACGCCAGGGCCTATCGACAAAAGTGTAGTAGCAGGAGAATTTGCCACATCAAGACTTGGTGGTACTTCAATTGTTATGGACGATGGTGATGACAAATTTGTTAGAAAAACAAAAGCAAGTGCTGGAAAATTTGAATATGTAAATGTTGAAGGCGCAGAAAGTTCAGATGGTGATGCAACAGTACCACACAATGAATTATTTAGAATTAGAACACGTACAGGACATCAAATACTTTTACACAATTCAGAAGATTTAGTTTATGTTGCAAACGCAAATGGTTCCGCATGGATAGAAATGACTTCAAGTGGTAAGGTTGATATATTTGCAAATGATAGTGTAAGCATTCACAGTAAGGGTGATTTCAATTTTAAAACAGATAGAGATTTTAATCTTGAAGCAAATAGAAATATAAATTTAAAAGCAAACACAATTAACACAGAAGTTGCAACAGAAAATTTAAAAGTAACTGGCACACAAACTAATCAGATAGGTGCGACACAAAATACAACTGTAGGTGCTACTTCTAATCTTTATGCTGGTGCAAACGTAAACATTGATGTTGGTGGACTTGTGAATATTGCAAACGGTGTGTTTTCAGGAGCACCTGTAACAGATTTATCTGTGTTCACAAATCCAGGTGAAACTACAGATTCAATAATGAAACGTATACCACAGCACGAACCTTGGACACATCACGAAAACTATGATCCAATAGCAGTGGCAGTGGACAAAACAGACAGAAGTTTGGCCGATCAGATTGTTGTAGCAGATCCAGTAAACATTCCAGACACATTTAAAAATGCAAGGACTTAAGGAGCGTAAATAGTAGTATGTCAGAGAAAAAATTATATAAAGATGTTACAGTAAGCAAAGGAACTTTGCCTACAGCCACTCCTACACAGAGGGCATATAGAGGTATCAGCACAGCCAATTCTGATAACCAAAAGTTTGGATTGTATGATGTAGGACTTATCAAGCAAGACATCATAAATCATTTTCATATTTCTCAGGGTGAAAAACTTGAAAATCCAACATTTGGTACAATTATTTGGGATATTATTCATGATCCAATGACAGAGGATCTTGAAGAAGCAATCAAACAAGATGTATTGAATATAATAAACAGTGATCCAAGAGTAAGAGCAAGTCAAGTGTTGATCACGCCTTTCGAGGCAGGTATACAGATTGAACTTGACCTTGAATACCTGAAATATAATGTTTCAGAGAAATTAAGATTAACTTTTGACGAAAAGAACGGATTAATGAATTAAATGCGTAGTTTACTAATACAAATAAATAATGGTATAAAAAGGAAAGTCAATGTCATCAACAGATAGATTAAACAGATTATTACTAGCAGAAGATTGGAAAAGAGTATACCAATCATACAAAAACGCAGAATTTCAAAGTTATGACTTTGACACCTTACGTAGAACAATGATTCAGTATCTACGTGACAACTATCCTGAAGATTTCAATGATTACATAGAGTCTTCAGAGTACCTTGCACTAATAGATTTGGTGGCTTTTCTTGGACAAAACATATCATACAGAATAGATTTAAATGCACGTGAGAATTTTTTAGAACTTGCAGATAG